CAACAAAATGGGTGCCTGCTATTCAATGCCTACGCGCCCTTCTGTCAACCCCGGACCCTTGAGCTCCGTTCCAAGTATATGGAGCAGGAGAAGAGGAGATTCTTGGGATGAGCCTCCCCCTAATCCTTACGACTCCAGAAACCCCTGCTCCATTTATAGCACAAACGCTGCTATGACCGAACGCTAGAACCCTTCACCTGGGCTCATATTTTTTAATTCTAAGAGTGCATTTTGTGAAGAATTAAAATTTCTAAATAAAATTTGATTAACTTCTGCAGGGGTCCATTTATAATCTGGAATATCAACTTCTACAAATTTTTGTTCATAAAATGATTCAAGCATTTCACGTAAAATTGTAGATGTACATTTTTTAAATTCTATAATCATATCAATTCTTCCAGGTCGTATAAGAGCTCTATCAATTCTTTCAGGAAAATTTGTTGATATTGCTAAAATTCTACCTTCAGATTCCAGAGTTCCATCTAAAAGATTTAAGATAAATGCTAAATCAATTGGAGCATCTTCTTCAATAATATTTCCACGTTCATCAAATTCTACCTTTTTAACTTCAGGTTTTTTCCATTCACGTTTCAAAACTAAATCACCCATTGCATCAATATCTTCAATAACATACATACGTTCACTTACAGGAATATTATAACGTTCAGTTTTACCATTATCCCAAACATGAATTTCATCATTGAAAAATAAGTGACTCAATTGTTCTTTAGATTTAATTTCTGATAAATGAATATTTATTATATGACGATTACCAACATTTGCAATAGCTTTAATAGTTGAAGTTTTTCCACATCCAGGTTCACCATGAAACATAAATCCCAAAGTATGTGGAATACCTTTTTTATTATACCAATCTTTACGTTTTAAGAAAAAATCAGTATGTTTTTGAATAGATTCTTTTTGTTCAAAAAATACATTATCAAAAGTTCTAGAAGTTTTAAAAATATGTTTAGTAAACATTATAAACGTTGAAGGTAAAGGATTTTGAAGACCTTTTTTCTGTTGAATCATCATATTAAAGAAATATTTATGTGATCCTAATTTATTAAGCATATAACGTTCATAATCTAATGCACAAGTTTCTACATATTTTTGTAAAAAAGAAGAATTTTCTGTATAAGAAAATATTTTAAATTTTAATGATTCAATTGAACCTTCATTAATACGAATATCTAATAATTGAAAATATAATTCAGAATCTACAAATAATGGTTGAAAATTATAAGGTAAATAATCATGATTTACAATAGATAGTAAATTAGAAATTGAAGGTATTTTTGAAATTGAATGTATTACTGCATCCATACGATTTTGAAAAGCAGTAGGTTTTTTCTCTTCTTTGGTTCTTTCAAATAAAATTTCAGATTCAATTTTCTTTTCATGAAATTCTGGTTTATTTCTTTTAAAACAATCTTGAAGAAATGGAAGATTTTGCATTAATCTTTCAAATAAAGTTATATAAATAAATGTTTTTATAGATCCTGAAGAACCTAAGATTGTCTGAAATTTCAAAAAATCTAAGATTTGTGTATTCATCTTTTATACTTTAACTTTAACTCTTAATACATAAATCTAACGTAGGAACATTTAAATTTACAGGTTTAGAACGTTTGAGTCTCAAAGATTCTGAAGCTTTTTCTACAGCTTCATTTGAAAGTGAAACAATTTTTTTAATATCACGAAGTGGACCTTGAATTGCCATAACAGGAAATATTAAACGAATAGGAGAAAAATTTTCATGAATTAAATCATTTGTTGATAAATATGAACGATATTGTTTAATATCTAAAGGACCACCAAACATTCTTAAAATTGATCTAGGTGGTGCAGGAGAAATTCCTTCAGTATATAAAGAACTATACAAAGAATTTAACAAAATATGTTTATTCCAACGAGAAGAATCAGAAATAGTATTATCAGCATATAAATAAGCTAAACAACATTCAGGTGAACAAAAATTTCCTTTACAAGTATAAATATTTTTATAAGTATCATAATATTGTGGTAAAACAAATTGATTACCTTGAAATCCATGACAACACCAAAAGCAAACAGTATGTTCAGAATAAGAATCTTTTTTAATAGATTCTAAGATAGGTTTTAAAATATCATTTGTAAATTTAGGAATTTCTGAAACTTCAGTTGTTTCAAGAATTTCTGAATATGTAGGATGATCAAAATATTCTGTATCAATCTTAGATTCTAAGATTTCAGAATATGCTTTTGTTTCACCTAAGGGTTCAATTCCAGATTCTTCTGAAATTTTTAAAAAAAATACAACAGGAGGTTCTTTAACTTTTTCTACATTTTTCTTTCTTGGCATTTCTTTTTGTAAACTCAGAACGTTAAAAACGGATTCTTTTTTTATATAAAATAATTTATTGACCTTAGTGTCGCATTTATCCCCCTTAACGCGTTTACCGCCTTAGGCCTTTTGCCTCCCTTCTCGAATGTCTTACATTCCCCCCCACCGCCGGGGCCAGCCGCAAATTGCCGCTTCGCCCAGCTCCGCCATGTTTTCCCGCATTTCTGCATCTCGCCCCCCTCGCACTGTCATTGTCGCCTTTGTTGGCGGCCCCGCCTCCACCACAATTTTCTCTTCTGTGTGCCCCATCTTCCTCTCTCTTCTTCCAGTATCTACTGCCATTTCCCTTGGCACAACCTGCAAGGAGGCACGCAAGGAGGTGAAGCGCCACAGGTGGGAGGCACCTGATGCACAGCGCCCTTCAATCTGGGGCCTAGACATGAGCGCACCTCTTTGCTTCAGCGCTTCGCGCTGGCTTTCCTTCTTCCCCAACTCCCGCTACTTTCCAGGCTCAGCACATCCCGATCGCCACACCCACGGTGGCCGCCAGTGCTTCTATGACCGGGAGTGCGATTTCTTCAACCGCTGCCCTTACTGCATCGATGATGCCCCTTCACGTGGACAGCTACATGAATGGGAGGACCTTTGCAAGTCTCCTCCCGTCTTTCCTCTCCTCCACAACAAGACCGTTGTTAACCTGTCCAAACAGGTTATTACCAATGAGATGGCTCAGTTTCTCACTTCCTGTGAGGAGCTAGTTATCAGCCCCTTTTCCGTTCGCATACGCCACACTCAAAACTCAATTCAGTCTATCACAGACGATTTCTTCGCTCCCCCAAATTTGCCAAAGTTGAAATACTTGGTCTTTTGGAGTGGTGGCATGGACATTGATTTTGACCAGTTGCAGACGCGCATTACAGAGGGTTGTCTTGACGCCCTCGTAGCACGCGGGGTTGTTATCAGGGGTAGAGAAGATTTCCACTTTCTCCTTCGGTGGTTGCCTTGAACGTCCCATATATGACGAAAAACTATAAAATTTTTTATTGTCCTTTTTTAACCCAAACTTGTGGACCAGCATTTCTTTTATGAACTTTTGAAGGATCAAATTCATCACCAGCTAACATAGTTGAACTAAATGGTTGATTATTTGTCCATAAAGAATCATCACACATTTTAAAAGATGGATGATCACTTGCCTTATACCAAAAAACTTGTTCTTCTAATTTATTTGATTGAACACCATTAGCAATAACTAAACATTCATAATTTTCTGTACATTGATCCATAAATTGACAAAACATTTCAAATGTTGGAAACATACCTGCATAATTATCATAAATTCTTTTTCTATTTGTAATATTATTTTCACGTAAAATAAAAACAAAATCAATATTTGTTCTTAAATTTGGAGTAATACCTAAAGGATATTGCATCGTAATTAAAGTTACCATATCTATGTGTCTGCCGTTCATAAAAATATAACGTGTAGATTCTTCATTAATCCATGTTTTATCATATAAACAATCGTCTAAAATTAAAAATGCACGTGGATCCGAATTTGAATTACCACCATGAGTTTTTTTATCATGATTTCTAGATTGTTTTACAGATAATTGTCTTTTAATAGCATTCATTACAATTTCAGGTTTGTATTTATCATGAATTAATTTAGATGGAACCATATCTTGAAAAAAAGGATTTGCAACTTCAGTACCAGAAATTACAGTTCCAACAGGAAAACAATTTCTTGTATTTGCTAAAATATCTCTAACTAAAAATGATTTTCCAGTATCTTTTTTGCCAATTAAAACAATCATTGGAGATTTCCTTGAATCAATCTCACAACGTTCAACTATTGTTTGAATATTAAACTTCCGAATTTGAAAATTCATTGCGTGAAGTTTGCTTAATTTAGAACGAAGATTATAATTAATATGACTAAGCGTAAATCAGAACTTCGCTGTAGTACTACTGAACTTCAAATCGCAAAAATAAAACATAAGACAGAATTATGGAATATTATCAAATTACAACCATTTTTTCCACCAATTGAATGTTTATTTAAAACAGAAAAATTAGATAAACTTTCTTTAGGAATTAAATTTCCTCCTATTTTAGATGTTGAAGGTTCTACTTTAAAATTATCTACTTCAGATGTTCAAGTACATCCTAAAATTACTATGCTTATAAGTCCATATAAATGGATGAAAGGTGGAATGTCAATGGGTCTTCCAATGTCTTCAGATATAGCTATGAAAGTTCATCAAAAATTACAATCACATAATAATGCAGGTTATGTTGGTTCTATTTTATCAGTAGTTCTTTCAAAATGTCAACATTTTCCTCGTATTTATGGTGTATTTACTGGATTAGCAAAAGAACATACAATTGATATTTCTGATGATTATGAAGATCTTTGTGATGAATCATGGTTTACACAAAATATTGGTAAAACATTTGATTTAAAAATTGATGATGAAGTTGGACAAACTATTAAATATTCTCGTAAAGCAAGATTACATTTAGAATTAGGTGAAGATGTTGAAATTGGAGATATTCAAGAATTAAATGTTTCTTCTATAGAAGCTCAACCTGCAGAATTAAAACAAGTATTTCAAGAAGAAGATTGTCATTCTGATAGTTCTTCAGTTTCAACTTCTGAATTATTTGAAATTGAATCTATGCCTTCATCTTTTGATGAATCTTGGGGATCAGAAGATGAAGATGAACCTTTTGCATGGGCTACATTTAAAGATGTTCCTGTGCAATTAACTATTATGGAAAAATTAGAAGGAACATTTTATGAACTTTTAAAAGAATCTTCTCATGAAAAACATCTTGCATGGATTGGACAAATTATTTTTGCTTTAGCATTTGCTCAAAGAAATTTTAGTTTTACTCATAATGATTTGCATGGAAATAATATTATGTTTATAAGAACAACGAAAGAATTTTTATATTATTCTGCCAGTGGTCAAACTTATAAATTACCTACTTATGGTTATTTATTAAAAATTATTGATTTTGATCGTGGAATTGGATCAATAAAATTACAAGGTATGAAAGATCCTCGTATATTTATGAGTGATCAATTTAATTTTTGTGAAGAAGCTGGTGGACAATATAATTGTTCTCCATTTTTTACTCCAAAAGCTCCATCAATAAAACCTAATCCTTCATTTGATTTAACAAGATTAGCTACTGCTCTATTTTGGGATATTTATCCAGAAGGACCTAAATATTCCGAATATCAAAATTATCCAGTTTTTAAATTATTTATTAAATGGATGACCTTAGATGAAGGATCAGTATTATTCTTTAAAAATAATCCTAAGGTTGATAGATTTATTGGATTTTCATTATATAAAGCTATTGCAAAATATAGTAAAAATGCTATTCCACAGAAAGAAATTTCAGAATTATCTTGTTTCTTAGGAGAATGTCCTTTAGATGAAACACCTTTAATTATCGAGGATTGATTCTATTTCATCAAGTTCTTCACGATAACCATCTTTCAAAATATAATTAAAATTCAAATATTCTTTTTTATTACGAGTATCTGAAATTGGATACATTCCAGTAATAAATTTATATTTTGAAAGATTAATTTCTTTCTTAGAAGTTTCTTTACGAGCACCTCCATAAAAGGTAGCTTCTGGTCCTTTTCCATTTGCAGTTGCAGTATCTAGGCCAGTAGTAAGAATCCATGATTTGTAATGTTCAATCTTAGGAATCATTTTTTTATGAGTTATATAAATCATAAAAAAAGTTCGTTTTTATATTTTTATGCATACCAACGTCCTTTATCTTTTTTAATAACTTTATTTTTAATTAATATAGCAAGTTCTTGTGATTCTTCTTTTGGCATACCCTTAGAAACTGCTTTTATAAATGAACGATAAATTTCATCTTGTTTCATATGTTGTGCTTCATTATCATTTAAAATAAGTTCAAACTCTTTAATTTTTTCTTTGATATCCATTTATAATTTTAAATTAGAATAGAATTAAAAAAAAAATCCGTTTTAAAATGTAGGAACTCCTACAAACATTTCTTGAGTATCAGTTTTAGAAACAACTTCAGCTACTTTAATAACTTCTGTGACTTCTCCATCTCCCATCGCATAACCAGTTCCACCAGATAATAAAGCTCCAACTACAGAAACTTTTAAGGCAGTTATCCAATCAATAGGTTCTCCACGCATACGTCTATCTAATACGTATAAAACAAAACATAATAAAGAAACAATTATAGCAATATAAACTAACATCATTTTATTGTTTTAAATTTAAAAAAGTTATAAGTTTAAAACGAGGGTGTCTTCTCCAACCTTAGATTCAATTTCTTCTAAGGCATCTAATTCTTTAGGAGATTCTTTTTGAACAACTATAGTTTTTTCTTCTTCTTCCTGTTCTTCTAATTCTAAGGCAGATAAATCTAATTCATCACCTAAAGAAATACTTTTTGGACGCTCTTCTTCTTCTTCCTCTTCCTCTTCTTCTTCTTCAGGAGTATCTTCAAATACAACAGATTTTGTTGCAGGTGGAGGTGCAGGAGTTTCTTCAGGAACTTCAGTAAAATAAGATTTTGCAATAATTTCCCATGGTAAAAATGCACGAATTACATCATCTAAGGTTCGATGAATAATTTGTTCAATTTCTTGACGATTTTTAGCTTGTTGTTCAGAAGGAATTCCAGTTTTAAATAAATAAGCTACTTGCCATAATTTTCGAGCAGAATGTTTATACAATTCATGAACAAATTTAGTTACATTAGGACGATCAAATTCTACTTTAACATGAGAAGAATTTCCTCTATATTGAAGAGCAGCAAAAGATTTCATATATGCTAAGAAAACTCCCATTAAAATATCATCAATATAAGCACATTTAGAAACTTTTAGAATACGTTCAACTTCTTCAGAAAGAGTATTTTCAGACCATTCAGGAATTTTAGTTAATAAATTTTGAAAAGTTCTTAAAGTTTCAGAAGTTTGTTTATTTTGTTCACATAATTTTGCAGCACTATCATAAATACTCCAAAATCCTTCTGATAATCTTGGAACTAATAATGAAGATAAATATTCACGTAATTGAATTTTTGCAATTTCAGTATCTCCCATTTTTCTTTTTAACAAGGAATCAATTTCTTAAAGAAAAACGGATTTTTTTAAATTAGAATACAAATAATAACTTTATTAAAATGGACTCCCCCACCGATGAAGATTATATGGCATTCGACAATGGCATTGAAGCCGTTTCGGGCCAGATAATTGACTCAGATGATGAATAAAAATCCAAAAACGGATTCTTTCCTTTTTAAGTAATTTTTTTAAAAATCCTAAAAATGGCCTCCCTTGCCAAGCTTCTAAAGATTCAGAACCTGCTCAATGAACTTATTAATGAAATGCAGCCTGAAGACAAGAAGACTAAGGAGAAGGAAAAGCCTGCAAAGGATGAAAAGAATCTACCAAGAATGACACCAACAATTTCTAAGAAACTTGAAGAAGTTGTTGCTGAAGTTTCAGCTTGGAATGACAAATACAAGAAGGAGTTCGCAGACTATGTGAACTCTATGTCAAAAGATGATTATGCCACAAAGAAAATTGAAGAACACATTGAAGATTATGCTCTTACAAAGTGCCACAGAGCCGCTCAAGGCGGTGGTGGTGCAGAACCTGCTCCTGCAAAGGAAGCAGTTACAACTCTCACTTACAAAGAACTTAAGGAGCTCAAAAGCCTTAAGGAAACTGATGACCCGCTAGTGTTTCGCACTAAGAAAGGTCTCGTGACTGGTCCTGATGAAGTATCTGATGAAGATATGGAAGATGGAACCTTTGAAGGTGCAGAAATTCTAATTGGAGAGAAAACTCGCCGTGTCTATAACTCTGAAGAAGAGTTTATGGGATGGTGGGGAATCGGAAAGTTCAAGAAGGCTGATATGTAAATCATAAAGTCTCCAAATTTATTGGCTCAACATTTTTTAATGTTGCTTCTTTCAAATAACTAAAATCAATGTATTCCAAATTATAACATAATAATAAAAATACTAATAAAATCATTGAAAATATTAATGTTGGAATTGAAAATAATAAACCAATTGCTCCTAATCTAACATCTGTTGCTGCAAAAGATATAAATGCTCCAAGAATTATAGTTGCTAAAACATATCCAACTATTGAACTTTTTAATCCTTCTGATCCTAATTTAAATGCAGAATATGAAAAATAAACACCAGTTAAAGAAACTAAAAAATAAAAAATAATTGCTCCTAAAACTGCTGGATGATTCGCTTTTTCTTTTTTATCAATTGTAGGTGCAGTTAAATCAAAAACTTCTGTATCATCTTTTGTTAATAAAGATGGTTTACCTCCATTAATCGAAATTAATGCTTGGAATGTTTTTTTAACTCCAGGTGCAGGATCAATAATACCAAATGCTTGTGGACTTACAGTAAAATTTAAATTTCCATCTTGAATTAATGATGTTGTTTGTGTTGTAACATCTGTCCATGAAGATGGACCTACACCATACGTTGCTTGTTTAACTAATAAACCAGTGAGAGTTCCATCTGTTTCAGTTCCTTCAGTTGTTGTCATCCTTATTATGAAGAAAAGACTACATTTGCGATTCCTCTCGTTATGCGTAAAAAATTATAAGATTCAACATATGCTCGAACATTATAAGTATATTGATAGACTTGTAAGCTAGGTTTTAAAACAGTATTTATTACTTGATCAGGAGTAAATATAGCAGTAGATTGAACTTGAACTGGATTATTAGATAATGCAGTAGATTTAACAATACAAGATTGTACTATATTTGGATCGACAGTAAATGGTGGTAATTGTAAATTTAGACGTAAAATTGTTTTATTAAACATTGATCCATTTAAATGTCCAGATGGTTGATTTGTATGATCTATTGCAAAAGAATATGAATAAATTCCTTCTATAGGTAAACCAGTTTGATGTTTATAATTTTGTAAAAGTGAAAAGAAATCATATGTTTTAGTTCCAAATCTTTCAGCTCCATCTAAAATAATATTTCCATCAACAACAATATTTGAAGCAGAAACATTTGTTCCTAATAATGCTCCAGTTGAATACCATGGATTTATATTTTCAAAAAATTTTGAAGGTGTATATTCATACGTATTTGTATAATTGTCAAATCCATTATTTAATTGAACATCTGAACGTTGTGTTATCCAAGAAACTCTTGTACATAAATTATGTATTCCTAATTCTATATCATTTCCACCTCCATACAATCCTAATCCTCGAACAAGTCTAGTATCAACAAATTTATATGAAGTATCACTTTTAGCTAATTGTACCATTTCTGCATCACCTAAGAAAATATAATTTGCTTCAATATACGGATTTAAATTCCAAGTAACTAAACTTGGATTTACAGGTTGACCTGTAATATCAGGTGGACTTAAAAATTTAGCTAAATTAAATTCAGGTGAAGCAGGATCTCCACGAATTCTTTTTCCAAATGTTCCTGCTGGATTTGCATCACGAACATCTTTAACAGTAAACAAATCATAAATAGTAGCAAATTCAATAACAATTTCAACTTGAGAATATTGAAGAGAAATTAAGGGTAATGCAGCTCCAATATCTTCACAAAAGAAAAAATGTAAGGGTATAACTAAATCTCTAGCTAAAATTGAAGGTTGTGCTTGTGTAATTGTAGAAAGAGAATGTGGATATTGATTATGACGATGAAAGGCATTTGCAGGATCATACAACTCAGGAACATTACCAATCATTTCATCAATTAATTTTCTTTTATTTGCATCATGATGTAAATAAGAATATAATTTCATCCATTCACCTGTATGTGTAACAATTGCAGTTCCATTAATTAATAAAGATACAGATCTAATCATATTATATCCTAAATTTGGAATCCATTGAAATTCATATCCAATTGCTTTAGCATCTGGTGCTAATTCTGGATGTTGTCCTACAGTAACTGGATTTACAGGTGAAAAAATGTTAGGTAAAGAAACATGAATATACATATCATGTACTAATTGTGCATTTCTATCAACCTTAGTTCTAAAAGTTCTTGGAAGAGAAGAAGATAAATCTAAATTTGATGAACGAAAATCTAATCGAAAATGTTCCATAGCAAATTCAGTATGACGTTTATAAACAGATTTAAAATGAGTAAATGAAGGTGATCCGGTTACAAGTTGGTCTTGTGCACCTTTATTTACTAATTGCATTAATCCACCAGGCATCTTATTATTAATAAGTTATTTATTTAACTAAATAAGTTCTGTCCTAATTGTATTGCTCTATTATATTGATTTACATAATTAGTATTATTTCCACTAGACATGCCCGAATTCTGAAACATACCATTTACTTTTGCAACTAAAGCCATATTCCATGTTGAAATATTTTGATTAAATGTAGTTGCTGCAAAGAACATCTGTTCCATATCAGTTACTTTAGAAGTATTCCAGTATCCAATATTTTGATTAAATAAAGTAGCTCTACCAAATACTGTAGTCATATCTACTACATTACTAGTATCCCATCCAATAAGAGTTCCATTAAATGAATCTGTTCCGAAAAACATAGATTCTATACTAGTTGCTTTAGACATATTCCAATAATTGCCATAAGTATTTAAATTTTTATTAAAAGCACTTGCATAAGCAAACATATTTGTAAATTCGGTTACATTAGCAGTATTCCAATAACTAATATCTTGATTAAATACTAGATTCTTCCAAAAGAGGCCTCGCATAGTAGTTACCTTAGAAGTATCCCATGATCCAATAGCTTGATTAAAATTTGTTTCTCCTAACATAAACGTCATATTAGTTACATTTGAAGTATCCCATCCTGTAATATTTTGTGTGAATACCGTATTTCCATAAAACATGTAAGCCATATTAGTAATTCCTATAAAAGTTGTTACATTAGTTATATTAGGTGTAAAACTTGGATCTGTAGGAAATTGATTGAATGTTCCAATTACACGTATTACATAAGTTCCTCCAGAAGAATATGTATGAACACCAGAATTTATATCTGTTGAACCATCTCCCCAAGATACAGATGTTATTGTTGTAGGATTAATTTGTATTGGACGTGCTCCAGAATTAAATGTAATAGTTTTTCCTGCAGAAAGAACTATCGTAAATGTTACATCTGCAGTAGTTCCTGTACTTCCTGTACTTCCTGTACTTCCTGTA